CGTGTCGTTGGCGACATGAGTGTCAGAGGGGACTGTCCAGGTCGGCATTTTAGTTACCTCGTGAGGATGATCGGGTCATCGCGTCCTGCGCTGCATCCCGTTGTGACCGGTCCGCCTTTGCGACTGCACGGCCCGGCTTGCCACCGCGTTGGCAATCTGCCGTCCGTCAAGGCTGACGTGGACATGAATGTCCCCGCCCGTGTAGGCCCCCTGGGCGAAGCCCCGGGAAACCTGGTTGGGCAAGACCTGCTCCCCGCCGCGGAACTTGACGAGCTCCGGGCCGGCTTCGCCGACCCACGCCCATCCGGAAGGGGCGGCCGGGGTGCCGGAGGCGTAGCCTCCGTTGACTATCCGGGTGCCCCCGCCGCTTCCGGCGGCGGTACCCCTGGCTACCGTGTTGACGGTGATGGTGACCGTCTTGTCATGCAGGTTGTTGATGTTGTTGGCTACGAGCTGGACGAGCTGGGCGGCCTGCTTAGCGGAATAGCCCAGCTTCTCGAGGTCGGAAATGAGAGCAGCCCGGTCACCGGCCGTCTTGGACGCGGACGTCCCGGCGTTCATGATGTCCTGCTCGTAGGTCTGCATCGCAGCCCCGGCGCCGGAAGCCTGGATCTTAGCCTGGCTCAGGGAAGTGAGCAGGGCGTTCTGCATGACAGTGCCAAGGTTCTGGGCCACCTGGGCCATGTCGCCCATTTTGGCCGTGGCCTGCTGGACGGCATCCTGGGTGTTCTTGAGGCTCGCCCCGGTGTCCTTGATCCTGGTAGTGAGCTGACCCCAGGTCTGGATGTTCGGGTCCACCTGCTGGACGAGGCCAAGCAGCTCGGCCTGGGCGGTGGGGGACGCGGAAGCGAACCCGGTAAGAGAACTGACCATGCCCAGGACTGCCTGGGTGAACTGGCCGCCGCTAAGGGCGCCTTCGGCGCCCGCCGTTCTCAGCCAGTCGATGAGCTGGGGAGCGGTGGACCCTACAACCTGGTCGAAGTTCTGCCAGGCCTGAGCCCCGTTGCCGGTGAACGTCTTAAGGCTGTCCGCGAACTGGGAGACACTAAGGCTGATCTTGCCTGTCCCGTTGGCCAGGTTGTTTGTGGTGCTGGCCGCCACGGAGCCCATGTTCTGGAGGGACTGGACGAAGTTAGCCAGCCCGGACGTGCCGCCGGTAAGGTTCTGCATGAACTGGTCCCACGCCTGGTTGAGCTTGGAGACCTGCGTGTTGGCTAGCCCGGACTGGATGGCCAGGGCGGTCATGTCGGACCCGACCGCGGTAAGCGGCTGGCCCATAGCCTCGTAGCCCTGGACAAGGGACGCGATCTGCATCCGCGCTATCTGCGCAGCCTGGCCGGAGCCCAGGATTCCGTTAGCCAGCTTGACGTTAGCCAGGTCGGCTAGAGCTAGCGCGCCGACAAGGTTGGTCTTATAGGTGGCGGCCAGGTAGATGGCACCCTGGGTAACATTGTTGAGATCCTGCTGCTGCTGCTGGAGTCCGGCGTTGTAGGTTGCCGCTGCCTGCTGGGACTGTTGCAGGATGTAGTTCTGAGTCCGGACGCTGGAATTGAAGCGATCCGACGCGGCTACCGATGGGTTGAGTGCCGTGGTGAGCGTGCCGAGACTGGCGGCGTTCTGGGTGACCTGCTGGGTGGCCTGGGCTATCTGTGCCTGTAGCTGGCCGATGTTCTGGGTGATCTGCTGGAAGGACTGGACGTTGGACGCGCTCAGCGCTGCCTGTTGAAGGGAGTCGGTAAACTGCTGGGCGGCTGAGCGGGCGGTAACCAGCTTGTCGATGAAGATCCCCAAGCCGATGGCGGCCACTGCAATAAGCCCGGCCTGGAACGGGCTTAGCTGTTCGATAGCCCCGGCGAGACCTTCGGCCATCCCGGTAAGGCCCTTAGCCATCCCGCCTGCCCCGACCGTGGCCGCGAAGCGGGCCACGTAAGAAAGAAGAGTCGGGAAGATGGAAAGAAGGCCCTGGATAACGCTGCCCATCCGGGCGAAACTGAACGGGCCCCCGACAAGGCTGGCCTGGGCTATGCCTAGCTTGGTAAGGGTGGTGGCCAGCAGGCCGCCCCAGCGGTTGAATTCCTCGAAACCCATGAACACGGTAATGAGGGATGCGCCGGCGACCTGGAATTTCCCGACAAACTGGAGGACGTTGCTCAAAGCCCCGGCAATCCCGGCGAAAGAGCCTAGGAGGATTTCCGCAAGGCCCGGCATCTGGGCGGCGAAAGTCAGGAGGGAGTGTCCGAGATTGCCGAAAAGCTGCCCGATCTGCGTCAGGTCGGTCGTCATATGGGACAGCAGGGCATCGACCGTGCTTCCCATTGACCCGCCCGGGGCAAAATCGGTGGCCACCTTAGCGGCGAAAGTCTGGAACACCTGGGTAACCTGAAGGCCTGTCTGGGCGAGATTCCCGAAATGCTCGTTGACCGTGATAACCGCGGACCCGAGAGCTCCGTACACGGAAGGGCTGGCGGCGTCTTGCGCCGCCTGGAGGGAATGGGTGAGCCCTACCATCTGGCCGGCGGTTGTGTTGAACATGTCCCCGGCCGCAGACGTGGCTATCTGCACCGCCTTCATGTGCTGGGCCACGTTCTGGACGGCCGGGGCTGCTACGGCAGCCGCGGCACCCAGGGCCACCAGGGCGGGGACGGTAACAGCCAGGATCTCGGCGCCGCCTGCAATGATCCAGTGGAGGGCGTTGGCGGTAAGCCAGCCTCCGAACATGCCGCCGAGAAGGGCTCCACCTGCCGCCCCAGCGGCGCCGCCCGCGGCCGCACCCGCGGTGGCGCTTACCGCTGACGTAGCAGCCTTGATTTCCGCGATGGACCGCATGAGGGAGCTCATGTCGACCTCGGAGCCGATCCTGATATTGGCCCCGTTGAACGAGTCGACTATCGTGCTCGCGTTAGCGAGCACTCCGGCAAGCTGCCCCTTGTTAAGCTCGGAGCCGACCTTGATAGTGGCGTCCCCGTTAAGGGACTTCATGAGGGCCTTAGCCTTAGCTATGGCGCTCTCGAAGTCACCCATGTCCATGGTGAGACGGGAGACGACGGGGGGCAGGTATTCGCCGGTTGCCATCAGGTGGCCGCCTGCTGGGCGATAAGCCAGTGGTCGTAGTAGATTCGGGAGATTGCCCCGGAATGCACGGCGTCATCGGTGGCGGGCGCGAGATAGGGCCGTTCAGCCTTGCTGATCTCGTGCATCCGGTACCACTGGCCGTCTTCGATCCAGCTCATTCCTTTAGCGGTGTGACCCGTGTGCGTTCCGCCGAGCTCGAGGAAACGCCCGTAAGGCCCGTTCTTGGAACGTGCCGAAGCGGTAGGGCCGACAATGGCGTCATCGCCGTCATGCTCGGCCTGGACGGATGCGGCGAGGCTTCCGGAGATCATGGCCGGAGGGGAGCCGGGAGGGGATGGAGTCCTGGTGTGCGGCCCGTGGACGACACGGGTCAGCAGGCGGCGGGTACGGTCCTGGATGTCCTGGGCAGCCTCCAGGTTGGCCATAACCCCTTCGCGGTGCGCAGCGGCAATCCATTTGTCGAGTGCCGCATTCCACCTGCCGTCATCTACCGTGAACCTGATGTCTACCGTGAACCCCCGGACTGGCTGCTCTTAGCTTTCCGCTCGGCCGCTTCCGCGGCCTTTTTCTGCTTGTAAGCCCGCTCCGCGTCTATCGCGTGAAGAATGGGCATGATCCATTCCTCCTGCTCGATCGTGAGCTGGTCGACTTGCTGCGGTGTCCAGCCGAACTTTTCCGCGTAAGTCGTGTAGCGGACCATTTCCCACGGGACGGCGCCCGCGTCAAAAGGAAGCCCCGCGAGATGGCGCTTTAGCTCGCGGAGCCTCTGGTAGGGACCTCGTTCTCCGGCACGGGGGCGTTAAGGCCCTTGATGGCGTTGATGTGCGGCTGGATTGCTTCGCGCAGAGCCTCGTCCTGCTTAAGGGACAGCCGGTCCAGGCTGGACACGTCTGCGGACGGAGGGGCGAAAGGGAAAGACCAGTCGGTGCAGATGAGATGCAGCAGTGCCGCGGCCATCTGGTCGTCAACGCTGGCCCTGATGACGAGCCGGCCTGTGGCCGGGTCGTATTCGGAAGTGAGGAATTCGTTGACCGCGGTCCGGTGAACCTTGGTCAGTTCCTCTACGGGCGTCAGTTCAGCCCAGTTCTTGTCATCAACAGCTACGCGCACGATGATCCCTTTCGTCAGCGTATTGGGAGGATGTGAGGATGATCAGTAGGTGGGGACGGCGTTCTGGATGGTCACCGACATGGGCGACTGGCCGCCGGAACCCCCGGCGTCAGTCGTGTTGGACAAGCCCAAAATCGAGGACTCGTACTCGATCACCGTGTTGTTGTTGAACTTCACCGTCTCGATCGCGGCGAGCTGGAAGTTAAGGGTGATGGCCAGCAGGTTGGAACCGCTAAGCCCGTTGGTGGCCGCGAACTGGACCTGCTGCTGGGTGCCGTTGATGTAGTTGCTCATCGGGGCTGAGCTCTGGGCTACCTCGGTGAACTTGGCCGTGGCCTTGAGGGCGTTACGCCCAAAGGTGTAGGCCTGCTGCTGGCCGTTAGCCGTCCAGTAGCCCTTAACTTCGCGGTCGATGGTGACGCTGGCCAGGGCCACATCGTTGACCAGCGTCCCGCCGGAGGCGGGACCGCCGATGCCGACCGCGAACTTCCAGTTCGCGTACACCGGGACGGTGGAAAACGAGTTGGTAACCGGGGCTGCCGCCGGCTGCTGGAGGTAGGCCATGCCCTTGGATTCGTGAGTGAACAGCTTTTCGGCGTCCATGTTGAACGCGCACTGGCTGGCACACCAGAAACCGTACTGAGCAGCCTTGTTGGCCCCGGTAAGCCCGTTGTAATGGGTCAGGGTGTGGGTCTGCGGCTGGCCGTTGTTTCCCGCGTTCAGCAAGGCGAACTTATGCGTGAACGGCGCCACGACAGTGGCGACGGTCGAGGCGCTGGCATGGGTGAACCGGAGCGGGGTGTTGGCGAAGGTGAGGGTCGACCCGGACGGAGCCGAGCTCAAGGTGACCATCTCGGACGTGGCCCCGGAGCCGATCTGGACGTTCGATCCGAGCGAGTAGCCGACAATGGAGGCGACTGTTGCCGTGGTCGCCCCGGCGTTAGCCTGGGCGCTAAGAGTGGTCGCGTTAGTCGGGGTGCTGCCGGTGGCCGAGTAGTCGCCGAACAGGTTGAGCAGCACATGCCCGATCGTGTCCAGGTAGACCGGCCCGCCGAACGAGACTTCCGAGGACTCCGTTCCCGGGGTTGCGGAAAAGTTCGTGGCCATGATGCCGCGGATGGAGCTGTCGTAGAGAAGCTTGAGCTGGTCGTCCGGCTCGATCTTCTCTACCGGCAAGGTTGCCGTAGGCGCGGCAATGGTTCCCGGGGTCAGGCGCTCCGGCCCCAATCCCAGCCATTCAAGGGCAACCGGGTTAACGGTACCGACGATAGTTGTCATCTAGGACTCGTCCTTAGCGGGCGTAGGGCTGAGAAGGCGGGGCGAAGCCCGGGAAGGAAAAGGGATTGCCGGCTGCAACCGGCGCCACAGGCGCCGGGGCCGGAGGTTCGGGAACCGCGGCCGGGACTGGCTCAGGGGAAGCGGCAGGCGGCTCGGGGACCGGCTGGGGAGCAACGGGCGCCGGAGCCGGTTCAGGGGCTTCCTGGTTTGCGGGGACAGCTTCCTGGGCCTGTTCCGCGGACACCTCCACCGGAACCCAGAGGCCGTCGCTCGGGGGCAGTCCCTCGAAGTCGAAGACAGTGCCGGTTACGGCCATCAGGCTCTTGCCCTCGATGTCCCGGATTTCCGGGTAGAAGCGGGCATCGTGCCCGGTGAACCTGTAATTCAACGTCACTCCTAAGACATAGGAATTGCTTAGCCGCGAACCGGCTTAGTGGTGGCGGGGACAGGAGTTGCACCTGCATCACCCGGCTTATGAGGCCAGCATGTTTCTGTTACACCACCCCGCTACGGGTGGAACTAGACGACGATCTGCACTTCCACGTCGAACTGCACGCGGAAATGGGTTCTCGTCAGCTCATTCCAGCGCTCGGAAGGGTCGATAAGCGTGTCGATCCCCGCGCTGTCAATCCCGGCCTGGTAGCAGATCCCGCCCAAGGTCGGGTCAGAGTAGATGTGCTCGTGAATCGCCTGGTCGAGGTTGTCAACGTCTTCCTCGGCGTCTTCGGCGTAATTCTCGTGGGCCAGGTGGAACACATGGCACCGGACCGGGTAGACCAGGTGCCGCTGGCCGTTAAGAGTCGGCGGGGCCGTGCCGAGAGTAAGGACCGTATCCCTGGTCCTGGGCATTTCCAGGACCATCAAGGCGCCCATCCCCCGGCCGGGAAGCTGGCCCATCACGTAATCCTGATCGGGGACTCGCTTGCCCTGGTAGGCCCTTACCGTGCTAAGGCCGCTGCTAAGCAGCGGCCCGCCGCGGTAGCAGCGGAACTGCTGGTCATAGTTCGTCCCGCCGAAAAACTCAGCTATCCCGGTCCGGACGATAGTCCGGCTGGTTACCGTCACCTAATGCACCAGGGGACGGTAACGGAGAAGAACTTCCCGGGCGTTGTCGATAATGCCGCCCGCCTTGCCTCCGCTATGTG